ACTGATCCTTGCGGCTAGTGGGCATACCCTCAACTCGTGTCGATATGTAGATCCGTCGCCTGTCACAATCACATTCGCCGTAGTAATCACGCATTTCCTTATGGATAACACGCCACCTATTACCACCTAGCATAAATGATACAGGTATCTGGTATTTGTCATCTGACTTTGCCATTGATTATGATACGGTTGTTAAGAGTAAAGTCACCAGTTTTTTCAAGATCAACCGTACAGACACCATGATTCCACATATTGCGTGGAGCATAATATGGGTTTAAATCACAAAGGCATCCCATTGTCCACCCTGCAAATACAGACCCATCTAACGGCCTCTTGACCATATCAAAAGTAGTGCGATGAACGTGACCCAACAAGATATTATCATTGGCTTTCATTCGATAAGCACGTGCTGGGTTAACACCTCCTGATCCAAACCATTCATGACCGTGATCCACCCAGAGCTTTCCAATGGAAAGTTTACGCTTTTCTCCCACCCATTCAATGTGAAGACTTGATAGCTTGAGTAAGGTCGGTAGATCAACGACTCCCTTGAGAGCATCGGCTTTGTCAGCGACGTATTTAGCAAATCTTTCCTCGTGATTACCCTCACGATAGATGATCCTAACTCGGTCACCAAAATATTCTCGTAGATGCGATAGCATGGAACGGGCAACGTCAAGCTCCCACGAGAACTCTCTGTTTTTTTCGACTTTTTCATGGCGCGATAATTGGTAGCAGTCCATAGCATCGCCGTTAATAATCAACGTGCCAATGCCCTGTTCCTTCAAATGTTCTAATGCGCTAATATACGACCCATAATACTCGCCATTAGCAGCTTGGTGCAGATCGTGAAAAGGCCAGTGCATATCAGATATGATACCTACACGGCTACTGGTAACCTCGCAGACGTCATCTTCTCTTACTGATCCAGCAATCAAACTACTTTCTAACTGGTCGTTACTAGGCACTAACCCACGGCGTTTAATTTCCTGGGTTATCATCTCAATGCCTTTAATACGAGATTCTTTTTCGGCTAACTTCTCACTCAGCCGTTTACCATTGGCTTTGTATTGTTCGTCCGTCTGACGTGGCGGAGTACCAAATACAGTACGAGAGGTACGTTTTTTGACGACCTCTCGTGTTTCCTGCTGGTGTGCTTCTTTGATTTGTTCACCGCGCTTTTTACCGTTAGCAACGTTACGTTCATGTATGCGCTGCTTACGGCTTTCAGCAATTATCTCATATTCGTCATCAGTTAAACGGTAACGTTTATTGTTCATTTTTAACTGAGTCGGCAGTAAAGAACGATTGAACTAGATCGACAATGGCATAACCTACGCCAAGTACAAGGCTTTCAGTTACGTTGCCTGTGCTTACGCCAAAGATACTCAAAGCTAGAAATACTGCTTTGACGATGCCTGTTACTGTTGTTTTCCAATCTTTTTTCATGGTACTCATCTTGAGAGTTATTAAAATTGGTATCAGCCTTATTGCCAATACTGTAAGGTTCGCGTAGAATTTAGTCCGTTCCCAAAGAGTCATAGCAGTTTCTGCTATTGGGATGTTCTTTGGTTCGAGGTCAATTTGCTTTGGTTTGTAACGGTCAGGTAGGTTAAATGGCGTAAAACCTGGTCGTTCTATCTTTCTAGGAGGAACTCTTGTAATGAGTGGTTCGTCGCGCAGGTTTGCCATACACATGTCTTTCTGTGTTTGTTCGTTCTTCCAGCCTGACCAAACGTTCAATAATGTCTACAATACGTTGAGTAATTAACTCATCAGACTTTTTGAGGTTGACTATTTCTTCAGTAGTAAACTTCAAATTCTCGTGCATAGCTATAAAGCTATCACGGGTCTTGTGATGTTCGGCTATAAGGCTTTTGAGCATATAGCCGATTACGCCTATCATAGTAGTAATGATAAGCCCAAGCAACGTATTGATTGTCATGATAGATTAAGCTTTGTCTTGATAAGATCAACAACAAACTGATCATCTGCTTCCCATCCACTTAATTCAGCTTCTGTAAGACCAATTGGTTGCGTTGTTACTGGAACATTGTCATCATTTAGCAATGAATAAATAGCTGTTGCATAACTATCCTGTTCCATAAACCGTACAATTACTTGCTCAATTTTGAGCAATACTGCTGGCTTTACAATAACTGTTTCTTCGATTGGTTGTTCAAGTGCCATTATTAGTTCCTTTAGGTTAATACTCTAATCGTTTCCAAAGATCCAGCCCATTTAATATTTGTGGCAGCTTGGCCAGTTGCTAAAATTCGCAACCTTGTAGTTGCTACCGCTACTGCTACACTCCATGTGCTGCCGTTGCCTAGAGTAGCTATTGAAGTTACTGTTGGTGTCCCTACAAAAAAATGTGTACCACCTTCATTCCTAAGAACCCCAGAAATTTGCCAAACTGCTATATGGCCTGGTGTACCTTCTTGACGTGCTATTAAATCAAGTTTGAAATATGCCAAGCCAGTACTAGTAATACGGTAAGTGTTTGTATCATCTGCCGTGGCATTACTATTTGCAATTTCAGTTTGTACAGCATCTGTTGTGCGTCTACCATAAATAAATCTTTCAAACTGGCAATCACCTTGCTGACCAAGTGCTCCACCACCGTGGATAAAAGCGTTTCTAAGATCTGTACGCCCATTTGTGCCTACTACCGTAGATCCGTAAGCATCTGGGCCAACATAATTAGCGTCACCGCCAGGAATAGTACCTGCCTGGGCCCAGACATTATTACTTGACCCACCACCAACAGTAGCAACAAAATTACGGCTACCATTTTGCGAACCACCGCTGACCGTTGCGCTAGATCCTGTTGCAGTATTTGACATACCCCCGCCAATAACACTTCTACTACCACTAGCAGAGTTTGACGATCCAGCACCTATAAATGCAAATTGGTTGCTTATTGAATTTGATTGGCCTGCTCCTAAAAAACTATAATCTGATGCGCCAGTCAAACTGTTAGCCGATCCCCCACCAACTACATTAAACATGCCAGTGCTAATTGAATTTACTTGTCCACCAAGCATAGCATTGTATGACCCTGTGACTGTATTTTGGTTTCCTCCAACCAAAACTGCGAATGCTCCAGCAGCTATTTGGGTATTTGCAGTTCTCGCAACTTGAAAATCAACAGCTCCTGTGCCTCGTTTGTTACCGCCAGTTGCCGTTCCGTCAGCAACTTGCGCTGCAATTGCTCCTTGCCCTTTAGGTTGCAATACGGCATCAACATTAGCTGTTGCTCCAGTAGCAATAATTGCGGATGTATTAACACTTAAATGAGGGGAAGTATCGTATGCAGCAGATGTAAAGCCTGTAAGACCTGCACCACCACCGCCTGCTGGTGCGTAACCACTTTGCAATTGTGAAGTTGACATGTTACACCGATGCTATAACAGAAAAGAAACCGTTATCACTTGCGCCTGTGACCGTTAAATTATATGCGCTAAATGGAAGCAAAAGCAAATGTGCTACGCTTTGAGTATTTGTTACTGCTACCCCTGTTACTGGCGTAGGCAAAGCAACAAAGTTGACTCCATCAATCGTACCTTGTAGCGTATATGTCAATGAAGGCCAGTTATTATTAGCATCTTGGAATGGGATAATCTGGATTGCCTGACCACCTGGCATGCCTCCAGGAATCAAAAAGTGGTATACCAAACCATTACGACACTTGACATGCGTATAGTTAGCACGTTGTTGCGATCCAGCAGGGCCTACCAGCATATTTTCACGATCAATTAGCTGATAGTTTTGCTTCTGTGCAGTAGTGCCAACAACTAGCGTTGGCTCTATATTGTTATGGTATTGTCCTGCTGCCATAATAACCTCTTACTGTAAATCGGCACACATAGCCGTTACGGTGAAACTTTCTGCATTGTTTGTACTAGCACCTAGCTGTTGGTTATGCCCAAGATAGATTGCTGGAATACGATATGGGCTTGTCCAAAACGGTGTAAAAGCATTGCCAGTAGTTTGCGTTACAGGAAGTTCAGCAAGCAAAACCCAACTACCACCATTTTCTTTTGTGAACAATCTGATCATCCCGGCAGTAACATTAGCAATAGCTTTAACTACAACATAGTCAACACGAGTACCTTGATTTGTCCCTGTAACTAAAGCCGTAATTGTGCCAGTACCGTTTGTATTGGTATTAGCAGTGCTAATCGTTATGTTTTCTACTCGTAGTGTATGTGCCATAGTGCTTCAAAGTTGTAGGGTAAATTGCGATTATGCAATACTAAACGTTAGTAAACTGCATGTTGTGGTAGTTTGTAAATACGTCTGGGTCGTTGATAGGGGTAAGATTTACCTGTGTAGCTGGATCGAGGGTTGTATTATCAGCTACCAAAACTGCTTCAAACGCATGATACGTTACCTGATAGCCGAATCTTGCCTCTCCACCATTACCATTGTAATAGCTAATAGCTGTGCCTACTTCGTCATCTACGTTAAGCCAAATAAGACAACCGCCATTTAATGACCACGGTAGTGAACTAAACCGTTCGATAAACACGCCTCGTTCGTCTACACTTGAACCCAAGCTTGGAGCGTATAGATCCCACGGCATAATGTCTAGACTCTTATAAATTTTAGGGGCTAAACCACTTCGCCGTACCATACAGTAATAAAACACGCGATTGTTAATAAAAGGAGTCATGCTCGCAAGTATGGCGTTAGAAACCCAACGATACCCCTGCGTAGTCATATAAACCCAGTATAGACCAGCTTTATTTACTTTGCCAAAACGAGTGTAAGCATGCAGCGGGTTAGCGCGTATAGATGTGCCCCAATCCCATTCTGTGTCTTTGGCGTTGTTAGAGTAATTAGAAGCTGTATATGGCGTAGTACTGTTGATAGCGTCTTGCCATCCCCAGGGCCCAATCATCAACGAATTGAAATATGAAGCTGTTACGGTATTGTAGCCAAACCCAGTAGCAAAATCCCCATTCGCATCTTTAATCCAGACAGTAGACAATGCTCCATCTAAACTTGATGTAGTTGGCGCAGTACCTTCAATATGGATAGAAACCTTGTCTTCTTCGACGTTGTGACCATATACTTCGATGTTTTTACCGCCTACAATGTCAATATGCTTAACAGTATCAAACCTATAATTAAGATTGTAAGGGCTGTAAATACGTGTCGGGATTTCTAAATTACTTACACTTACTGTTAGGAATCTTTCCAAATCCCATATGGTCTTAATAGGCGACCGCTGTGTTGTTATCTGTATTGTATTTAGCGGTGATCGTATCTCATATTCTTTAACTGGGGCAACTATTGGCGTACTACCACCTCCACCACTAGGTGCAGGCGTTGGTGTTACGGCAGCAGCAGCCGATACCTTTTGTTTACGCAACCGCTCAAATTCACGTTGCGATTCATGGTCATTGTGACGCCAAGCCGTTTGCATTAACCAAATGTCCTTCTTGGGAATTCAGTACTAAATAACTGCAACGATCTGATGGTCGTCATTTTCTGCAATGTTTCGAGATATACACGGCAACGGCGATACTTACTAAACGGCACAACCAAAGCCAGCGATTCTCGATACGCTGGTACATCATTTCCGCTTATAGACGTTCCACCTGGAGTATTCGATTTAGATACCCACGGGTTGACACCAGCAATAAACGTTGTACCTAATACTGAAATGCCTGGCGATGCCGCAAAGTTTTGGGCAATCAGGTTAAGTGTCAGAGTAGGTGTTTCGCCCATGTAGCTTGTATTACGCAGCTCTACGTTGATTACAGGGTCAGGAGCGACTGCCGTATATGTATAACCTGGTATGGTATTAGCAGGCGTTACGTTAGGTATACGGTAAGGCCCGTAGTTAACAGTATCTGTTTGTGCGTCTACAATGACCTTATCGAGTTGATAATCGCTCTCGCCATTACCTATATCATGGGTAATGACAAGCCCCGCTATTTCCCTAAAAGGATAAACGCCTTGATAGTGTACTGTACTAGGAGCTGGATTTTTAAGGTAATACTGTTGGTCGTTACCAAAGCCAAAGTACTCATCATAACGTAGATTTTGGCGGTTAACCCAGAAAGCACCACGTAGCTTAACAACAGTTGCAGTAGTCTTCTTATAACACTTAGCCGATGTAAATCTGGTAAGATTGAACTTCATCCTCCAACGTCTGCTGTATGTAAATGGGCGCAGATCTTGACCAATGAATTTTACACGCATTAGAAGGTTACCTTTCCACCAGCATCAAATTCGTTTAGATACGTGCCAAACCTCGGAAGATCTGCATGCTCGACATGCCACAGCTTTGTATCAAACGAATACACTAAACGGTATTCCTCGCCTAGCTGCTGGTGATCTTCTGGTTGGAAGTCAGTTACACCAACATACATAGCAGTTGGCGAACATATAACAAGCTCGTTGGCAAACTCATTATAAGCTACTTCCATGTAAGGGTTAATGCCATTTTCATCAAATGGGAATTGTGGCAGTTCAATCTTTGTAGCATAATACGGCGGGAAGTTTGTCGCCATACGCTTGTAAAAGGTAAGGACTGACTGGGCGAGGTTCTCAGGCATACGCCCATCAGAAAGCCATACACCACCTTCATTAGCCCATACAACGCCATGTGGCGTCGTGATTAGCGTCTTTTGGTTGTACGTACCTTGCCCTGGTATCTTATCCAAATACTCCCATGACGTCACGTCTACAACGTCTGGCATCTGTATACGATGACACTCACTGCGACTGTACACCCACAGATGCTCGCGATACTCAGTAAATGCTACATGTGGCAATCCACCTACTTTGATGTAGTTTTCTTCTGAAAATACGTCGAGTGAGATCACCCCTGATTGAACGTCGCTATATCGTATAAGTGCTTGCTCTTCTTCGCCATAGCGATCTAAACAACCACCTATAAAAGTACGACCTTTAATGTTGGCTGTAAGTTTCGCGCCTCGTCCTTGCCAGTAATTACCACTGCTATTAAGTGACAATGGTGCGCTAATAGGATAATCCCACAGCAGAAAATCAGGTGTAAGCAAATTGCTTGCGTTTGTGTTACTTATTTCTGTTTCGTGTTGTCCTGTTGCAATCAAAAAGCCAGTAGTTGAATTGCCGACTTCAACCCATGAGTTAGTTGCTACTGGTGCTCCACGATAAAAATCTTTCCAGTACTGGTCGTCTTGCGTTGTTCTAAAATCATGGAATGGCGATCCATCGCCATCTAGCACAAACTTTTTAACCAAGCGGTATTTGCTGTACTCGTTTTCATCAGGTATGTCAGGCAGCATATAAATGCCAGGCGTAGGTTCTTGCAAAGAGAACAACCCGACGCTATTAAACGCGCTTATATCTGAAGCTTGCGCGCAGTATAAGTTCAATGATTCAATACCTTGCTCAAGGATCTCTGACAACCTAGACTTTTTAAGCTTGATCGTAAATAGCAAAAGCTTAGGATTAGTGTGTTCACGGCGATAACCTACCTTAAAGTTATCGAGACCTTCCTTTAGATCTGTGCCAACTACGCAACTATCAACTGGACGAGCATATATTCTTGTACGCACATCGTCACTATCAGCAGGCACTAATCCTTTTGGAGCTACATATGGTGCGTTAGCGGTAGAATTAAACGGTTCAATGCAATAGGTTTTATAGCCTTCATATAGTCTGTAACGTACATTGTTACCTTGCCCAGCTACAAACGTACCATTTGAAAGCGCATACCCACGTACTGCAGCAGGCAAGGTTGTTTTGCCATTAAACCGTATGCTTTGGTTAAGGGCTAAATAATATTGCTCAACAGGCAAACTGCGGTTAACAGCAGGCCCATTATGTGCAAATGCCCCCAGTTGATTTTCGAGGTTTGTTGTAGCATCTGATACGTTAGCCCCCATTTGCCCAAATGTTTCTTCGTAAAAGAAACGTGGGAATTGCATGGTTGGGTACGCTTCGTAGTCATCTGATGTTACTACGTGCGTGTACTTACTCAAAACAATCTCAACGCCACGGATTGTACCAGTAAGCAACAAAGGAATCTTTTCACCTTTTAGCCACGGACGAGGACAATTATCCTGCAAATAATCAGGCAGTGTAACTCCGACAGTCCAATAGAAAGCTGATTCTTTAATCTCTAGAAAATCAGCACCTGTTTTACCATTGCCGATAATGAGATCTTTATTTTCTTTGTTAGTAAGAGAATACCCAACAATCTTAGTTACACGCTGTACATTGCTATAACTCAATACACCACTTGTAACAGTAATGTATTCGACAACATTGCCAGTATTTTTTTCGCGATATACTTTCCAGTAATCGTCAGTGCTAGGCTGGATGTCGTAGTTCTTGGGTATTTCAATTGTCTGGATATAGTTGTTGTAATTATTTAACCAACGATATTCAGACGAGGCCGTCAACCTATCAGTCAACGGGTTTTGGTCGTTGACGTATGGTATAGGCGTTATGTTGAACACACGCCCACGTGCTTCAACAATCGCAACTTCAATAGCACTATTAATAGGTTCTGTGGTTAATAGATTGTCTGCAGCAACATATGGTGTTTGATATGCTACTGCTGAAGCCATTTCTCCGCCAAATGGTGGAGCAGCATAAGCGCAGCTACCTGCTACTAACGAAGAATTGCCATCAACAGCACCCTTAATGTATGTACGCCAGCTTACAAAGCTTGTGTCTCTTGTAGGGCGCATAGAAGGCTGCAGCACCTTAAACAACGAATACTTGTCGTCAGCCGTGTAATTGTTGCTTAGGTCATTAAGGAACGTTACGTTGGGGTTAGCTGGGTCACCATCACGAATGATCTGCCAAAACTTTCGTTTATCACGTTTACGACGTATATCCCAGTATGACCAAACATAACATGGGTACATGTCGTCAGTCCACGGATTTGCTGTCCATGTAAACGTTGTTCCTGTTACTATACCATTTGCCCACGGATGTGTTTCTATGGCAACATCGGTTGTAATAACTAATGTGCCTCCATGACGCGCAGCGTCAGTAAATGTGCCTCGTATATCCCACCCTGGGAATGGGGCAGGCTCAACCGTTGTCCGCAAACTGCCGTTGTAATTAGGCCCCTGCCCATTTGTTAGGGCGTTGTACCAACGTGGGGATGTGTTAGGGCTACTTACATGCCAACCATAGTGTACAATGCGCGTACGTTCTTCGTCTGGCGTAGGCGCAGCATTGTCAATAATGTGACGCAAAAAATAGACCAATACATTCTGGCCTATTGGCTTGTTGTATGGTACAACAGTTGCACCACATACCGTAAAAGGATCAGTCCGCCCAGTTGTTAAACTTTGGAATTGATCTGTTTCAAGATCTACAAGTGTTGTAAACCTACTCAAATCGACATTGTTAATGTTTGATTGTGAATAGGTTACTGGCAGACCTTTAATAGCAGGAGACTGGCCTAGAGCTACCTGTGTACGGTAGTCTACTAGGCCAATATCTCCATTGATGTGTTTGTTTGTTTCACGCAATAAAGCATACCCACCTCGCTTTGTCAAAGCACCTTTGACAAGAGAAGGATCGTAATTTTTGATGTAAACGGCTGACCGTGATTGTGGCTTTTGCCAACGTAGATCACCATCTTGGTAGTCGTAGTCACTGACTACGGTATCTACCATGCCACCTTCAAAAGATACTTGTAGGTATAGCTTTTTCTGTGGCATTATCGGCCTGTTACGTTACCTGATGTTGGAGGTTGTGCGCCACCCATGCGAGCGCGCAAACGATTAATAAGTATAGTTCTTACATCTGGGCTACCACCTTGATATACCTGATCGCGCAAACGTGGGTCATTCATTACATCCGCATAATCTTGAGGTGATGGATCCCCAAGAAGACGTGGAGCGTAAGCATTGTTCATATCATACATTGCTTGTTGTGCTGTAATGTCCCGTGTAACTTCATCGGCATTAAACTGACGTGCAAAACGATTGCCATAAGCGCGCGCTGATGCTTCCAAATCTGGAAGTTGTGGGCCATAAACATTATCAGGTAAATCTGTGTTTACCATTGATCCAATTGGCTTATCAGGTCGGTATGTGTCATAATTTGGCCTATTCATTGGCATATTTTGAACACCCTCTTCGCGCAATGGCAGTTTATCGTATGCACCTGCTCGCATTGCCGTCATGATTTGATTGGGAGATGCAACTCCACGGCGGCTTTTGTTATTGTCTTTTGCCATAATAATCACCTTTCATGTTTGATTTGACTTGCTGTTTTAGTTTAGATAGCAAGTACAGTTTTACAATTTGACCGTCAACATCGTCAATAGATCCTGATTTTGTCTTATCGGAATCATCATCTTCTTCTTCTTCTTCAATGTCGTCTTCTTCTTCGTATTCTGTTTTAGCAGCGCGCGACTTTAGTTTAACGTCTTTGCCTTGCAGTATACGCTCGAATCTGCTTTTGAGTGAGTCCATATTACTCCGCGAGCCAGCGTAATGGCTGTATAGTTATTGAGGAATTTTCATTAAGTAGATTACGCAGATATGCGTCTGCGCTCTTTAGTTCATCTTCTGCTTGCTTAGTGGCAAACTGCACACGACCTAATGCGTTGTCGTTGCCTTGCAGGTACATAATGTTCTGACATTGGGCTATAGTCTCCCATTCAATTGCTGCCTTAACTGGATCTGGCAAACTAATTGAAGTTGTCCATAGAACAGGTATGTATGGTCGTTCTTTTAGGTAAATAATGGTGACAATGTCACTTGACTCAAAATCACGGCTGAATATGAAGGTACTACCGTCGTCTGGACGGCGTATCTGAGCATATTCATTGCCGAGGGCATTTGGTTCTGCAACGTTTGTCCCAGTATAAAACAAACCAGTAGCATAACCTTGATTGATTGACTGTAAGCTCTGCTCATTGCATTGTATGCCATTCTTCCACACCTGCAATGTTTTGTGGATGATGGTTGTGCCGGGATCAATTTTTACGGTGTTGTATGGGTGTATCTCCCACGCATTGTTGTAAAAGCGATAACGCAATCCACGATCAAGTACAAACGCTGTATCTAATGCAACAGGCGTTAAACTTGTCAAATCGTTAGCTGTGTTGACAGTAAACGTTTCAGTCACATTACGTGGAGCAATTTCGACTTGCTCAATCCACATACGTGTAGTGTCTGCTACCTTTTTGATGGCATCGTCAATAATGTCAATGAGTTCTGCGCGCTTAATGCGCAAGAATCCTTCATCGCCTATTGTGCGCTGTACTTTAGATAGAACTGACTGTATTGTTGCTGCCATCGCTTGGAGGAATAATTGTACCTAAATAACGCCAATCTTTATTGTGCTTGGCTGTGGGTTGAAGCTTACGACGCTTTTCTATAACTTTGTCGCCCTCGCGGACACCAGCACGGCTTGTGTTGCCTTCAACAGTTATAGTGTTAAACTCGTCTTTAATCTCAACATGTATTCCTTCATGACCTTTGCCATTACCTGTACCCCAACAAACTATGCCACCCACGATGGGTTTTTCGCTTGTATGAATTACTGGGGATGCTTTGGCGTTACGCCACGTAACAAGTACGCTTGCGCTGAGAGTACGCTCTAGTATATCATGCAAAGGCGTGTCTTTGTAGACATTGAGCCATACTAATTTGGCAAAGTAGGCACACCAAGCTTGACCTGGACGCCAGCCAATTTTACGCATCTCTGCTTCAAATTCAGGATCATTAAACGATGCGTTACGCCCAATCTCCCGTACGTGAAGCCAACGACGTGCTTCGTCTACTATTTTTTGCTGTATGTTACTGAGTTGGTTGTTGGTTGACATTTCCCAATGAAAGCAATAGTGATTGTTCAATGAGCGACGTTACTTGTTTTGCATTAGGGTCTTCTTGCTTACCAAGATAACCGATAGCTGTCTCACGCGCGTATTGTAATACCAAGTTAATAGCTTCATCAGGGCAATCAGCAAACTCTTCCCAGTTGCTAAGATTGCTGTCAGGAGGCAATAGATCGTCAAGAATTGGCTTACGTACTATCGTTAGCTCGACAGCAGCATCTTTGTACCAATTGCTTGTAATAGCTTGATTGCCTAACGATGGGTCTTGCAACACTTGGCTGCCAGCCCATACCAATATTTTGTAATCTTGTTGCGTCCAAACAATATCCTGACGCCATTGATCGTTAAGTCCTGAGCTAATTGCAGCAAACTTATTGATGTCTACTTGCTCAGGTATGCCCATCCAAAAGTTCTGTGTTGTGTTCGCATACCTATGGATAATCTGCAAACTGCTTACAGAACTTACATACTTATATGGGCTAAATGTTGCAAAGCCAATAGTGTTAGGCCATTGCTTTTCACCACGCTCTGGGTCTGCTATGCCTGCCGTAACAGGTGTATTAAGATCAATAATCAAATATGGGAACTGCGTCAGACCATATTGAAGATTGGCAAATGACCCCAGTACTTCTGGGCTTAGTACTGCTGACCATCGTGACGTATAAAACTGCGGAGCAAACTGCCGTATGAACGTAGCTGCTCGCGTGAGACCTATGTTAAGCCATAGTCGTAGATCATAGGTCTGTAAGTCTTGCCCACCATAATCACGCAGCATACTGCGTAAACTGGTGACAAGCATCTTAGTAGTCCAGTAACTATTAGACGGAACAATATTAGGTATGTTAACTATCATTGCGCCTGTGTCTCTTGTGCATCTGCCTTAGCAAATGTGTTAGCCGTTGTGATAATCTTATCGTACATCAACGGTTCAAAGTCTAATATGCTGTTTGCTGTCTGTGTTGAAGGATCTAATGGCGTCGGCACATAAAGCACGTGTATGTCGTCAGTTGTATTTACAAACGCAGGCACACGTATTTTAAGACGCCCTTTACCATATGCTTCTGTTCCACCTGCTACCTGTGCAGGCAGAATACTATACATAGCGTCATGACTAATGTCATGATATGGGTTTGTGCTTTGTATAGCATGAAACCTGTTAGCAGGCTGTCGTGCGAAGGCAATTTGCGTACGTTCAAACCATACTGAATGAACTGTCACAGGCCGACGCGACAACAACAGCTCATCGTCAAGTGACCATGAAGCAAATGGGATTATGTCTTCGACAACGTAATTAGGCATGTATCGCTGTAACTGCGATGATGCTTCTACGTCTGCTACCTGCAACGCAGGCTGAACAATACTGTCCATGATAGATAGCATTGCGCGATATAGATATAAATCACGCAACTGCCTACTGTAACGTACGCCATCAGGAATAACAGTGACGGGAGAACCCGATACTATGATCGGGTCTCCCATCATCTGTGCTAAAGCTATATGGGCTTGCCAAATACGCATTAGTCGCGAATACCGCCTTGTGTCTGATGACCGAGGCCGAGTACGATGTAACCACCTGCTGTGCCTGTTCCTGGCTCAGGGTTAGGTGTAAGCAATACGTCGCCGTTAGCATCAACGGTAGCTGTTGCCAAAGGCACTACGAGAACTGTTGTTCCAGGTGCGAATGGTGTAGATACTTGGTTGTTAGTAGCAGCAAGCGATGCAAACTGTGTGATTACAGCAATGCGGTCGGCTGGGTTAGGGCCGAACTTGACGTTAATGTCTTCGAGCCGAACACAATTGAAAAACATAATTACCTCTTAGTAACGATATAGTGAAAGAGAATACCGTGATCCGTTTACACTTTGCGTAGCACCTTGTGCACGGATCAAACGAAAACGAACAAAGTGGGTAGAAAGACCTACAATGTTCCAGATTTGGTTACCACGATTCGGAACAAATTGCAATGCTGTTCCAACTGTTGTCCATGTTCCAGGATTAAATGGCGCACCTTCTGGTGTGCAATCTTGGAATGCAATAGTATATGTACAAGTATCACCTGTAACAATTTGATACCCTACAAAACGATGGATTGTATCAATGGTTGCTGAATACAGCGTACCCTTAAGAGCGACAATATCACTAAATACAGTGTCTGTTGCTGCACCACCTGTCTTTGTTGATGTAAAGACAAGTTCAGGGCGGACTGTTGGAGTTTGCGGTGCACGTGTTTGCACCACTCCCTGTGCTGATGTCGTAACGACACCAGCAACAAGGAGAACGATAGCAATGATAAAGTTCTTCATGGTTCCTTATTCAAAAGAAATGATTGATTGATATTGAGCATAACGACGCTCAAGACCCTTGATGCCGATCCACTCTTCTTTGTAGATCTGCTCACCCTTATTACCAATATCCTTATTGATAATCATGTCCCACTCCTTGTGAGTAGTAACAGTAAAGGATGGTACACCAAGATCAAGGCACAGCATCTTGCGAGCGTAGCCTGTTTCTTCCATCGTTTGTGAAGGAACAAGGATCAGCTTGCAACCTGCATGGACGATTGATTCAACTGGAATATCAAATTCCTTTGATGCTTCTTCATCATAGCGCATGTAGCCTGAATCGTAGAAAGCAATCTTGAAATCTGTATAAAGAGTTGTGCCAATAGGACAAATCTTTTCTGTTGAACCACCGTTCTTCATAACCTGATCCAGCAGACGCTGAAGCGATGGGTATGAGATTGTTGGAGCTGTGTGGCGTAGAACGTGGTCTGTATCGCGTGGGATATATTCCGCAATACCACCCATTGTGTAAACACTATTACCCAAGCTGTCTACTGTCTTGCCCTTACGACCAAACAGAAGTGTGCGCTCCCAGTCAAGAGCCATTTGCTTCATGCGAAGCATACGGTTGATTTCGAGAGGATCCTTATCAAGATATGTTGCGTTGATCTTGGATTCCTTAACGATTTCAACAGCATACTTAAACTCTTGAGTAAAGTTGTTGTCGATTACTGGATTCTTGTGGAAACCACGAGCTGTACCAGAACCTTCAGGCCATGTTGGTGTTGCACGAAGCAGTACATCGCCAGGGAGAATAGCACCAGCGTTATTAAGGTTGACACCTGTGTTGACGAGGCCAATAGGCACACGAGCACCACCAAAGTCACGAGGGCCGGGGCCACAATAGAAGCGTTCTACTGTAACAAGTGTGTTGCCTGCACCTGCTGAGTTAGGCGCACCTACGTTACGCACAACGCACTGATCGTAGTCAATAAAGTAAAAACCTGTGTTAGCAGGATCTTCACCCCATGTACGACCGTATACGACTGCCGTAGGTTGACCGCCCACAGTATAACCGAGAGCTGGCGGGTTGTTTGGTGTAGGTACTTGGTTTGTAGCTGGGTTTACTTGACCTGCTACAAGTGGAGTAGCAAGAGCATAAGCGTAGAGACCACGTACAAAAAACATGTCATTTGGTTGGAACATCGCTGCTTGAGCGTTGCTTACACCAAATGTTGTGTGGTTATCTGTTGCTGCTGTTCCTGTCGTGACCGTAATTGTACGATCGAGTTCTGTCAGCTCGTGTACGCGATGTTCACGGTCTGATACATTTTTGGTCTTTGGAAAACGCTGGGATAGCATCGAAGCAAACTTTGTATAATCACGAGTGATATATGACATCGCTCCCATGTTATCCATACCATACTTGCGAAAACGCTCAGGGAGCGCACCGCTAGTATAGAGACTCTGCCAAAACGAGCCTTCCTGCTGTGTTTGTGGTACGGTAGCCATTAGGTTTAGTTCCTAAAATGAAAATGGTTGTTGTTAATATCCACTCATGTTCCCCAACCGAAGTCCCATGAATGATTTTGGTCTGTTATCTTCAAATGTTTCTGTTCGCGGTACATAGTCGTTAGCAGCTTGCTTACTGCCACGGCGGTACTCATCGAGCATTGCTTTACGTCCTTGCTCATACGCGCGCTTGCGCTCCTGTTCAATAACGTTGTTGTAGTTCATTAACCTATGAATATCCTTCATAGTAGGCTGGTAAGCCATTGCGTTAACGAAAGTTTCAATAAACTCATCTTCTGTAACACCTTCGGGAGCAAGATCATTGAGATAAGAATCAATAGCCATATCCATAATGTTCTCAATATTCTGCGTCTGCGGTGCATGTGGTTGCTGTTGCATTTGTGAAAACTCTTGAACACGCCGATTACGGTTTTGTACGTATTGTCGGTTTTGTTGTTCAAGCTGATTTTCAACTTGTTGTGTGTATTTAAGTATTTGACTGCTTACTGAGTTACGGCGAATAAGATCGCTTGGATCATATGCCTCACGCCAGTTTTCGCCAAACTTTCTTGTTACTTCATCTTGTACTATCTGATCAATCGCTTCATCAGAATAGTAATTGCCGAGACCTAACTCACCTGCATATTCAGGGATATAGGTCATCAAAAAATTAATTGGGTCAGTATCTAACCCTCGCATAATTGCTTTTGCTGCCTTTAATTCCGAATCGTGTTCGGTTATTAGACCGCTGTATTGGTCTACAAAAGCATTAGCAAATTCGTCACTTGTCACATGTTGCCAAAGAGCAGGATATTTACTACGGTAAAAATCTAACTCTTCATCTGATGATGCAAATTTATTTGTCGGACGCCATGCTTCTGGAATAAAATCGTAGTCTAGGCCCTGGCTTTCTATCTCCTCGGAATACCCGCCACTTTCCTGCGTCGGTTCGTCGGACTGATTTGTCTCGTCTACGGACGGTACGTCTTGCAATAACTGATAAAATGCGCTCATGGTTTACTCAAAATGGTGGTGGTGTATTGTCTTGTATTGCTGCTGTAAGCTCAGGTGATTCTGGGATCTGTGGCGTACGGCCTGCGTCAATCTCACTTGAGGCAATTTTAACCTCTGCCTGAAGCTGTGCTTTTGCTTTAGCGTATTCGACTTCAAGATTTTTCTGGAAGATCTGTTGCTGGAGTTGCTTGTTTTCAGCATCGAGCTTCTGTACTTGCTGCTGTATTGACTCAACTTGCTGGCTGAGGTTTTTAACAGCGTCTACTTCCTCACGTATTTTCTGCGATTCAGGTAAATCCAAATACTCAATCATATACTGAGTAAGTAACTGCTGCACATGAGGGTCTTTAGTCTGCCCGCCGAGAACGCCAAGTAATTGAGCAGCCATTGCACGTGCCGTAGGCAATGCGCTTGTCATATTGATTCGTACCTTAAAACGAACATCTTCAGGACTTTCGAGTAGAGTAAGTTCCTGCTGATCTCCGTTTTCATCAAGGTAAGCGAGTACTTTGTCTTTAGGAGCGTATACCTGAAGATAGCTTACCATAACATATGACAATCTTTCGAGTGCATCTTCAAGCCACCGACTGTATAGCTTGATACGTTGCGTACCAAACGACTGCATTGTTTGTATACCGCCAAAGGTATCAGGCGTAGCACTAGTTGCCTGTCCTTGCATAAGGCTGCTAATACCTGTAATATATTCTAAAAGGTTTTGGAGCAATCCAAGAATACGCTCAATAGCAGGGTTTAGATTACCAGCATCAGTAATGTTAGGCATACCTCCATTTGGCAGGTCACTATTTGGATTGTATTCAATAAAAGCATTTGGCTTTGCCCATTCCTTTTCAGCTTTGCTAGGGTCAACGATACTTCCTTTGGGGTAGATAACTTTACGATGTGCACTTGTTTGCATATCGTAGATAAGAAGGCTCCAAAATTTATTCAGAGCTTTAACAATGTCTTTGATGTAGTGCATAATACCATAGATTCTGTCAGGTCTATTAGCCATTGACAGTGTAAATGGTATCAGCGGATATTCGTCAGAAGGTATCAGCGACTGCTCGATAATGCGATTGTTGATTAGCAAATATCGCTTAACCATCTTTTGATTTTTACGGAAGTAATTACGTGCTGTAACTACCTCATCACTCAGCAGTGTAAACTCGTATGCCATAACCAAATCTGGCATTTGTGCGTATTGCATCTGCAGTTGCTGCATTTGTGCTGCCATACCATTCATCTGTTCCGAAACCTGATCCCACTGCCGTTGGCTGCCTTGCACCTGTTCAGCAACCTGTTGCATAGGAGTCACGCTGTCAGTTAGTCCGCCTTCAGCAATATCCATTTGCTGGCTAGCTTGTTGCGCTGCTGGCATAACCTGCTCCATTTGTTGCTGGAGCTGCATCATTTGCATACCAAGTTGTTCTTTTTCAGGATTAGGTATGTTAATGGGCTTAGGCTTTTTAGCAGATACCTGACCTGTATCACTAATGTATACGTTAACCGTTTGCTTTGAGAAAAACTCGCGCACCCACACATAACGATCACGAGTATTGCCTGTAAGCCCTGCTTCAAAAGGCCAACCTGCTACAAGTGGGATGTGAGTAGTATCAATACCCCACATAATATCAGGAGCAAAGTTGGTGATGTCATCTTCTGTAATCGTTATATCATAACGACGTTCTGCTTTATGGCGCGGTAGAACATCGACAACGCACAAATACTCTGCATCGCTAAAATCTGGCTTGCGCGTGTGCGGGTCTACATAAACCTTTTCCCATTGGACGTACTCACCGACAACGCCAAATGTTGTCTCTGAATAGAAATCATTAGGACGAACCATAAACCAGCCGATACCACATGCAAGACAATCACGGATAACCATGACAAGCTCACGGTTCATGTGGCCTTCGTACCAAGCAGCTTTCATTGCCTGCTCGTACATATTTGTAAAGTCTGCGCCTACATCACCAGACGCAAGCAAACGTGGCGATGGCTTAGCCCCTGTAAGGAAACTGACCATCTGCTCAATTATAGCCCACGAAATTTTTGTGCTTATGGGAATATCATAACGTTCAGCAATAAACTCTAATTGGTTTTGAGTAAATTGTGTTCGTGTCCCTTCAACATCGCTGTAATAAATCTCAAGATCTTCTTTCATGATCTTGCGGGCTGTTGACGACTGAGCTACCATAAGCCTAAACTGGCTATTAAGTAACGCTACTAGGTCGTCGCCTGTGTCTTGGGCGGTGTTCTTTTTTGCCATACGTGGGACGTTTTTGTGGGAATATAGAACGTTTTGGTCTCTGTCTTGTACGAACATACAGACTAAGTCCAGTTTTTCCAATCTTTTACAGGAGCCGTAATGGCCTCAGCAAATCTTTTTGCCAAACTGTTTAAGGTACAGCAGGAGTTACCTACTATACCTAAAACAGCAACTAACCCGCATTTTAAAAGTAAATATGCGGATTTACCCACCATAATGGAGTCGATAAAGCCATTACTTGCCAAGTACAACTTGCTCCTGTTGCAGCCATTGCAGGAATCGCCATCGCCAGATGTGCTAGCAATTAGTACTACGATCGTTGATGTTGATACCAACGAAACGTTTTCGACAATGACAACTGTACCGATCGGCCCAAATAAAACGCCGCAGGCATTCGGCAGCGCGATTACGTACGCACGCAGGTATGCACTTTCATCAATGCTAGGTATTATTACTGACGAAGATGATGACGGCAACGCATCAAGCGTCAAAGCAACTGTCAAAGTTTCTAAATCCGACGTAATAACACTGTATGCGACGGCTGCTGAACACGGCTACTCAAAGCAAGATATACTGGATAAACTCAAGACAAAAGGAATTTTCCGAGCAGATCAGCTAACGCCAGAAATGTGCGAAAAATTTATCCAATGGATTATCAAAAACCCAAAGAAAGACTAATATGAGTTCAGACACAATAACCTGGCAACAAAGCGCAGAAAGTTTTTTGGATTGCTTTTACATCGACATTTACGGCAACTATGATATTCTGTATGGGCAGTTCCCGCCCGCAGCTATCATTGGTGCTCATCTGTTTCAAACACATGGCAAAAGCTATCGCCCAAACGAAATGCAGATCTTTACGCTGTATGTACTGCTACATAACATGCTAAACAATACTGTTGAGCATGAGATTGGCAATGATGGTGATCTTGTCATTAGGGATATGACGCTAACACCTAATATGAAAATCAGCGATGCTGAACACGGCAGAATTTCTCTGCCGATGTTCGAAGAAATCCCTGAAGAAGTAACCGACGTAGACACATACACCGTCCAATTCAATGCGGCTACTTTGCCAGAGATCGCCAGGCAGAATGGGCTGGATTGGTACAGCGACCAAGAAGGTTACTGGCACAACAAGCTAATGCACCAAGCAACTGATTACTACAACAAACTCACTAAATTCTTTTGGAGGATCTAATGCCACAGACCAGCCCAGCCGTACCAGCGTGGTTTTATCATGTCACGAACCACGATATGTTTGATTATGACAAGAAGAACATAGACGATTTGTGTCAAGTATTCAAAGACACATTGCAGGCGTCCTATATCGCTCATGAAATGTCGCAAACGCTGTCATGCCTCTTTGCATCGGGCGACACAAAGACCGTCAAAGACAAAGCGATTAACTTGTTACTGCAAGCTCGCGAGACGTTGCAGGAGCGCAGACTAAGCCTCGACGCTGCTGCGCGTCAGGCAAAGGAGGCTGTCGATGCCAACAAATATTTAACGCAACGTATTGAACAGGAACTAATAATTGCGTTAAATGAATTAGATTGTAATCAGATGGTTACAGCGTCGGGGTATGAGGTGCGTACCAAGCTCAAGCCCGGAACACTCAAAACTGACGTCGAACCTTCCGAAGCGGACTACGACAAATGGGGCGAAGGATGTGTCAAGCGTAAATTTGAATGGGATATAGCCAATATTAAAGCTGGTTTGGCAGCAGGCGATCTATCGCACGAATGGGCAGAATCAAAAGGTTTCCGCCTCATACGCGATCAAGGTATAACCATCAAAAAATGCGAAGATGCTTCAGCGTAAATCAATAATGGGGTCTATGATTTATCATAGATCCCTATTTTAATCTTCTATGGCAGGCAAAGAAAACCTACGCACTAACGCTACGAAGCGTAACGAAAAACTGTTTTTACTTCTTATCAAAGAAGCTGGCATGCCAGAGCCACAGATTGAAGTCAAAATGGTAGATAAACGACGCTTTCGCATCGATTACGCTTGGCCTGACATCAAGCTAGGCATCGAAATACAAGGCGGTGTTTATACACGCGGTGCGCACGGTAGCATCTACGGTATATTATCAGGATATACCAAAGCTAACATAGCTGCCTGCAACGGATGGCGACTGCTGTATTACACACCACAGCAAATGACGAGTAACGAAACTATCAACCAAATACGGGAAGCGTACCAATGGAGCAAACAGAATGGATCGACACCGAATTAGAGTGTCTAATTGTCGGATCGTTCCTCACCAACCCTAATGCCTTTGACCCTACCATCGTCAAAGCAGAGCATTTTACCCTGCAATATCTACGGACAATCTGGTCAGTAGCGTTCAAAGAATGGCTTGCAGGCGTACCTATTGATCTTGTGACAGTCACAGGAGCTTTGCAGCGTGAAGGTTTGATTGACCTTGTAGGCGGTGCAGGCAATGTGGCTAAGGTCGTAGCTAACTGCCCGACGACTGCGACTGATCGGCATCTCAAGATTCTGCGGAATCTGCATCAACGGCGGATAACTAGCAACGCTTTAGTGCGCGCTATGGACGAATTAAACCAGGGTAAAACCAATATCAAGGATATTGTCGCTAAAATCGACCAGTCAGTTCTTGATGTCGTCGCGGACGCACAACATTCGCATCTTAACAAAGAGGCAGAGTTAGATGAAATTGAACATAAGATACTTAATCCAGTTAGCCATGATTGCCTCGGCACTGCTTGGCCTAGCCTTGACAAACTCATTGGCGGCTATCGCCCAGAGGAGCTGGTACTTATGGCAGGACGTCCTGCGATGGGTAAAACGGCGTTGATGGTAACGGCGCAGCGTGATCTGGCTCTGCGTAGCATACCAAGTTTATGCTTCTCGCTTGACATGGGTAGAAAACAGCTATGGTCACGCTACATCAGCCAATGCTCCAACATCAGCGTTAGCCATCTTGAGTCTGGCAAGCTATTCGACGATACACAGGTACAGACGATACAGACTGCTGTCAACGAGCTTAAAAGTCTCCCGATGTGGGTTGACACAGATCCATATCATACTCTTGCCGAGATACGGATGATAACACGGCAGATGGTACTCAAACACAAAATACAGGTCGTGTTTATCGACCACCTAGGCAAGATACGCCCTGAAAAGGCTAATAGCCGTGAGCAGGAAGTATCTATCATTGTACAAGGTCTTAAAGCACTAGCCAAAGAGTTCAACATCACAATCGTTTCGTTAGTACAGCTCAACCGTAATGTAGAGTTACGCGCAGATAAACGGCCTATGCTGTCAGATCTACGTGAGTCAGGCTCAATAGAGCAAGAAGCAGACATTGTACTTATGTCGTACCGCCCAGAGTATTACAACCTTCATACGTTTGAAGACGGTATTACAGTAGCCAAGAACCGTATGGAAGTTATTGCAGCTAAAGTGCGTAATGGTATACCTGGGTCAGTAATCCTTGATTTTGTTGGAGATCTGACGCTAGTCAGTGAACGTAGACCTGAAAATAACCCAAGCTGGTTAGAGCAGGTAGAAGTTGCATTTAACTGATAGAACACCTATATTGCAGAGGTGTTCGCATTGACACCCCCTCCATTTCTTCCCCCTCGAGCCCTACCTGTCAAAAGGTAGGGTTTTTTTTTACACGTTATTGCGACATGTAAAGAAAAGACCAATATTTTTACTTGACACGTATAGTGATTATTTCTTAGGTTTACACCGAACAGGGGGCAAAAGAACAGGTAAAAAAAAGAAACTATAATAACTATAACATAATATAATAGGCCACAGATCATTTTGTTAACGTCAACAAAATGCTAGGCATACGAGATAACGCTAGATCCCTGCACAGATTTTTGGTAGAAAATATGCGTGAAGCTTCCCCATCCCTGGGCTGACTTCTTCCAACAACCTCCCCCCGGTGGGCTTCCCCCCCTCCCCCCGTCTCCGAAAAAACGTCCTGCATGCACAGGATATATTACGCTCTACAACGAGCCTACCATATGTAGTGCTCGTCCAAGCGTCAGCGTAGGCTCGACACAATGGGCTTGTAACCTGACGTGTTAGACACAATCACCTAGATATATTACTGCCTGCTAGAAACTCTAGCGGACATCTCACAACCTTACCGAAAGGGTACTGCCATGCGTTACGAACTATCCGAGCTTTACATAGCTCTCGACCAAGCTGAGATTGAACACAAGATGGGACTCAGCGATGGTGCTCAATTCCACAGCATCTTCGATGCTCTCATCGATGAAATCGCATACCTCGAAGTACAAATCGAGATAGAGCGTGACCAACAGGAATACGAAATCCCAACTGACCACGACTGGTGGGAAATGATTGGATGCTAACCACAGCGTGATATATCACGTTCTATTACGTACTTTGGTGGCGGAGGTGCTGTCACCAACAACAACCACATATTCACGGAGTCTGCCATGCCATACAACCCTGCCGTAACTCGTGCAATGTATCATCATATCGTCAGCTCATTCGACGATATTCATACATTCCTGTCAGACGCACAAGGTCTAATTAACTCTGAGCGCACACTTGCAATCCCACTTGCATGCTATGACGCTCTTACTCTAGCAGGCCAACATATCGTTGACGTCGCACCGTACGTACTTGAATACCAAGAACGTGAGCCACTCAAATCCGCTCACCTCCCTGCTATTCTTGCCGAACTGCGTACATGGGCTGACGCTATTGACCGTGCTATTCAAAACGAACTTCCACTACTTTAACCACGGAGAACACAATGAAACCGCTCATTTTTCTTATCGCTCGTCTTCCAATCGAGGTATGGTCTGACTACCACGACATACTTGCAACTGTCCCTCAGCCATACGACCAACTGCCGTTTCACACACGGCTTCCACTTGCCGACAAACTGTGGGACTACGCAACTGACTGCATACTTCGTGCCGTACGTATTCGCAACCACATCAGCGAACACCAACCGTACAACGAAGCATTGCTAACAGCAGAAATGAATGAATGTGAGTATATGCACTCATTCATACACAGCCTACTGTTGCTCGAATTCCCACACGAGCTTGTTGCTCTTGTCGGCGATGAAACAGACGACATTCCAGACCCTGACGATTGTCGTGACAACGACAACTGGCATGCCGATGACGAAATCGACGAAGATTGCTATCGTTTCCCACACCAATAACCACGGAGTCTGCCATGAACCTCGACCATGTTATCATCGCTTGCAACATCGCTCTTGTTGTACTGTATTCAATTGTCATTGGCGACATCATTCGCCGTACAATCAAATTCGCAATCTTCCTACTCACAGAAAGGTTGGTGTAATATGCTTGCCATATTGCTTGCTATCAGCTTGTACCAATACGACATCCGACGTACTGGTACATACCCAGGTTCTGACAAAATCGACATTATTGTCGAGTGTGTTCCTTTCAATCAACAACGTTCATAACAACCAATACAACGGAGTCAATCATGCCACGCCTCATCAACCAAGCCCCAACATGGAGCGAAGTAATCGCACGTCTCGAAGAACTCAACGACATTATCATGTTCAACGATGCCAAAATCGACGACTATGCTAACAGCGATAGCCTCTACGACATAGGTCAAATCGACGCTATCGTTCACGACCTCAATGTTGCAAAGTACATGCTCGCTCTTCTCGACCTTGACATCGACCGCCACAGCAAATCACCTGTCAAGCGTCTGCTACACAACCGTGTCGCCTTGCTACTTGACTTTGTCAAGGAATGTGAGGTACGTAACAACTCCCTATACGGTGTTCTCGCTCAAACAACAGGTCGTGTTCGCGAACCACAATACGCAGTACACCCTGCTGACTTTCCATTCTAACGTTGTGCCAATTACGGCGTAGACTATGTTCTGCGCCGTTGTGGGCATAATATATTACGCCCTGCATACGGAGTGTCCGTGTGCATTTTTTCATTTTCTTTTAGGAGGTTTGCCATGAGTGCAAACATCAATATCAGCAACGTTGCCAAGACGGCAGCTTTCTCACCAGCATTCGGCGAATCTGTCGATGCTATCATTGCGCGTGAATTGCAGTATCGTACTGCCAAAGCTCGCGAAACAAGCGACGGTATGTTCGTCGGTGTTCTCAATCTCGACACCAGCGACATCAAGTTCGTCGAAGAGCGTGTTGTTGTTCAGTATGCGCTCACGACGTTCCTCTTTGCACACGGTGCGCAAGACGAAAACGGCAGACCAAAACTGTTCTCTCCAGTTACTGTGCCGTTCCACCTTGCCGAAGATGGTACACCAACCACTCAACTCCGCGTGTTCTTCTACCGTCCGCAGGCCAAGCCTGACGACAAGCGCATCCCTGCGTCAACCGTCATGATTCGGTGTGAGCCAGTCGGCACTGTCTACAAGTTCGACGTTGACAGCGTGTACGCACAGCAGGCCGTCACAGCGTAACCAACAACCGCCTTCGGGCGGTTTTTTTTGAACCGCAGATCCTTGTAAGTTGTGTGTTGTAGCTCGACGCTTAACTCAACCCTTTCCCCATATACATTGCGTGACAAATGCCAGATCCTACTTTCGTCTACTATGTTGGGCAGAATAATGCCTCCATTTACACAGACATTCCTGAGCTACCTGAAACATTTAACATAGGCGATTCATATATGCGCGTAAAGATATTGCCCGTAATCATTGGCGATAAACAATACACGTTCGAGTCTAATGTAATTCTAGATCCTATCGACACAACCATATCCCCCTACACCATCGGTAAGTGTACTGCTCACATGCTATGTAGCTTACATGGTCATACGCTCCAACTAAACATATCGCCATCAACACCAATGCAAATCCCTATTGGTATTAACGACAGCGTTAATGCTGTTATGAATCAGCTCAACGATCTTGAAGATCAGATGCTCGACGATCTAAAAGACATGGCGAGCGTAAGCGTTGAAACACCTACTACTAACTTCCCTGAACAATCCCTCAACTGATGGAACAAAATCGCCAGGCATTGCTAGCTTCATGGCTTGACAATACCCACACCCATAAGACTGCTGATAAGCAGGGACTACTTGCTTTTCTTAAGCATTGGTTTCCTGACTACTACAATAAAGATTGGGCAGCACATCACTTTGACATGACTAAGATTCTGTTTGAGATGTTCCGTCCTAACAAAGAGTCTCGTGTTGAACGTCAGGGTTACTTCATCATTCACCGTGAAGCAGCTAAGACTACGTTGTCATCATTTGGTTTTCCCAACTATTTCATATGGCTTAAAGGTTACTCACCATATGTAAGGTACGAAGCAGAAGGGTGGGAAGGATCTGATAGACATGACTATGATATAGTGAAGCTACCGCCTATCAACGAGCCTGTTATCCTCATTTTGTCCGAGACTGCTACACAGTCAGAGTACTTTGTAACAAACATCAAAGACAACATCGACACACACAAAGGACTACGTAAGTTCTTTGGCAATAAAGATCCACAAATCATTGAGCAAGAAGAAGATGAAGACACAGTTAGGGGGACTAAGATTTGGAGGAAGAATGCTTTTCGGACTAATGACGGTACGATGGTGGTCGGCAAAGGAGCAGGCCAGCAAATACGTGGAACGAACTTTTTCGGTAAACGTCCGCATCTTGCGTTTGTCGATGACATGTACTCTCGTAACAATACGAAGACGGAAGCTCGACTTAAAGATCTTAATAGGTGGTTCTTCGCCGAGCTATCAAATTCGCTGGACAATGAAAAAGGCAAGCTATTTTTTCTAGGCACTATCGTACACCCTGATACGGTTGCACAGCAGATACAAGGTAGTGACCAATGGTTTGGATTAAATAAACCTATCATTGGCCTTGAAGAACTGCGTGATGTACTCGATAAACACTGCGAGCTCAAGCATGGTAAGGTACACATACCCAGCAAGGAAAAGTGCAAAGAGATACAAGCTACATTGACCACGATGTCATGGCCTCAGAAGCATACGTTGCACTACATCCTATCACTGTACAAACGTGAATGGGAACAGGGCAACATCAAATACTTTTACCAAGAGTATCTCAACATATCAGAAGCACCTGAAGAAGCTAAGTTTGATCGTAATAAACTTAAGGCTGTTGACTTTGGCTATGACGCTGCCGGACTACTGACCTTCACATATAACGACGTATTGTATAAGGCTATCGCCGACCCGACTATGGTCGTTGACGTAGCTTCATCAGAGAAATCTACCGCCGATGATTCTGTTATTGCTGTTACTGCTTACGTAAATGCAATAGGACAGAAGACAGGTAGTGATAAGCTAATTGAAAAAACATTCCCAATTATCTTACACCTCGAAGGTGGACGTGGTTGGGGTATCTATGAAGACTCACGTAACCCACGCTTTGTACGACCTGGCATTGTCGATCAAATGGTACGCATTAGTCAGATAATCCCAATCGATAAGATGTATATCGAGTGTAACGCAACTCAAGAGAATGTAAGACGGGAAGCAGAAAAAACTCTTAACACACCCATATACAGTATCGTCAACCGTGATCGTAAGATTGACCGTATCAAAGCTGACATGGAGCCTGTGTTTGCACAGTATGAGGCTATACTCTACGATACACGATGCCATGAACCTGTCATGAAGATGATAACGCAGCTATTGTCGCTCAACCCTAGTGGTGGACACGACGACTATCCCGATGCTACATCACTAGCCTTCCGTAAGTCTGCGATTAACCCACGCACGTTTACCTATCACCCAACGCCTGCTATTAGTAACACCAAAGAAACACAGTATGTGCAGCTTGATGATAGCTACAACGACATATCACGCTTCGGTGCTAGTGCTTGGGAGCTCTTTTAAGGCTGGCACACCAATCAACTGCTGCATAATCTCGTCAAGCCCGGCATCGTTAGCACCTATCTGTGGTATAGGTGTTGACTTGTCTTGTGATTCCAATGCAGCAAGAGCAGTCTCCAAAGCCCATCGACGTAGTGTGGGATTAGAACGTTCATCAGCAAGTAACTGATCGATCTCTTCTGCAATACGATCGACCGTTACTCCCTTGTTCTCGAGTGCTTTCTTTAGCTTTTTCACAAATCCTAACTCAACAAATAAGTACTGGATAAACTTTTGGTTCATAAACATACGAGTTAGGTAGGACATTATCTGCCTACGCCCATATGTAGGATAGGCACGACGTACACATGCCTCCGCATCAAGGCCCTGCTCGATCAGTTTAGCTACCAGTATGTCCTTACCACGCAGTCCTTGCGGTATTGACGCAGCACTCCCCTTCTCTATACTGTAACTAAACATAACGTTCTTCCAGGGTTGCCACGTAAATCCTGGGAATATCATGTTATGGTGTTTGAGTTGCTTGTTAATACAGATGCGCCGTAGTAATGGTACGAACCTGCCATTGATGTCCTCGACGTACTCACCAGACATCGCCTCAAACCGCTTTGCATATGGCACTAACCGTACTGTTGCAGGCACTACGTCACCAGCCTCATAGATAGTGTATGTGTGCGTCGCACCAGACTCTCGCTGCCGTTGTATTTGTATCATGCCTTTGCTTTGGTTGTGGCCTCTGTGTGTGCAATATAGGACGTCCTGTTTGTTTCACATAACGGAGGCGACCATGCCACAGGTAGATGGTCTAACCACAGACCAGTTAGAATTCCTCAAGTGGACTAAGCAGTTTGAGGAAGAACCAGATCTCGATGGGATGTATCAAGAACATCTCAAGCGAGACAACGTCATTGCTGAAGCCGAAGGCTTCCAAGTTAAGTTCAGAGAGGTGTATGTATCGTACACCAATCCTGCTCCGCTTTACAATGCTGACTTCCAGATTCGCTCTGCCAGTCAGATAGGATTGTATGCTAAACTGTTTGTCCAAAAGTTTCTTGAAACTCACGACAACGTCGAGCACTTCTTCGCCTTCATGCTCAACAACGCCAACATCCCTATTGGCATCCACCATGTGTTTAAAGGTCAGGTAGACAAGGTTACTATCTCGCCTGCACCTATCCTGCGTAGTGCTGTTATCTGTGCTGCCAAAAGCCTCATCATCGTACATAACCATCCCTCTGGGAATCTGCAGCCAAGCCCTGACGACATTGCTGTTACCCGTATGATAGGTAGCGCAAGTAAAAGTTTACAGATTGAAGTACTCGACCATATCATTGTTAGTCTTAACAACAATGATTACTACTCATTCTCGGAAAACAATCTACCACTTTCTTAACGGAGGCTTTATGCCAAACTGGGTATTGCACGAGGTTGAATTTACTATCGGTAACAGCCTTGTGTCAACAAATAATCCCAAGCTATGGAATGCAATCAAAGCGTATGTAAAGACGCAACCTCATAACCTTGAGCCAGAGCCAATAAGTGAATTCGACTTTGACTCTATCGTACCTCAGCCCAAAGACATCATGGGGATTACGGTAAGCTTAGAAGCTCTAAGCCAAGCTCCTGCATACATGCAGATGCCATATTGGTATGAATGGCGTTGCGAAAACTGGGGTACTAAGTGGAACGCCGACGACGTATACGTAGGCAATAGCGTTTTCACATTCAATACAGCATGGGCAAATGCCGAACCAGTCATCAAGGCATTGTCAGAAAAGTTCCCTGAGGTAACGATAACTGTCAAGTTTGCTGATGAAGATTGCGGAGGCGGTAACAATGGCTGTTACTCCTATACAAATGGCGAGGTCAGCTATATTGACGATGGCTCATATGAATTTGCCTGTGAACTATGGGGTTTTGAGCCTGATGATGAAGAAGAAACTGCTATGTGGGATCACCTGGCAGATATTATAACTACCACAACAGAGGTAAGCAATGCGAACGGGAATTAGATTTGTCGTTGTACCTAACTTCAAAGGTGCATACATGGTACAGGATGCCTACACAGGTATGTTCCCTGATCCAGATCCGATCTCAACTAAAGAGACAGCCGATAAGATCTGCGAGGGCTACAACCAGCTATGGCGTGAAGGCAAGATCTTCGGCAATGTAGATAGGTACGACAATGAGTACCAATGAACCAGTACTGATGGCATGTAACCATGTTGCCAATGGAACAGATGGATTAGGAAACCCCGTATGCGTTATGTGTACGGGGTTTACCCCTAACGCCAGCATCATTGCAAGTAAAGATGACGTCGATCTTTCTAACCGCATGGCAAAGTGTGCTGAAGGTCGATGCAGTAATCAACAACCAAGTAGCTTTAAGCTAGCATTTTTCAATTACCGCCCTACAAGTAATACAGATAGCTATTACTGTGGGTGCAGAGGATGGGAGTAAATATGTACGGCGTTGAAATTGATAAACCAGAACTGTCTACATCAGACATGAAACGTTTTTTACGTAGCCTTGCTTTTGCAGGTCTTGCACCTGATGTCAATGCAAAGGCAGAGATACAACCTAATGATCGCAAAATGCTGCTTGATGTAGCTAACCGATTGTTTGAGTATGAGATGATCCTGCCAGGTATACGTTCAATCCTTGCTATGCTACGTGGTGCAAAGCCAACATCGGATTATGATATGCCTGCGATTACAAGGGCATTACAGAGCGAAGCGCATGCACTCAATGAAGAAATCCAGCATCTGTGGGATCTAACTGTTATCAACTTCAAAACGGAGCAAGAACCATGACAGAAAAAATATATTGGAATGGCTGGCCTAACCGTGAGACATGTGTGGTACAGCTACATTTGTGCTATGAGTTTGACAGACTCTTTGTTGATTACGTTAAGTACTGCATAGAAAGGGAAGAAGATCTTGACGAACAAGGTTTTCAGTACATTCTTGCAGATCATTGGGAACGTAATTACATGGTTCCCCTTAATGTGCCTCAGGTCATTGAGGACATCATGGGCGATCACCGCATCGACTGGTACGAGATTGCATTACATTATGTAAACAGTTACAAGGAGGACAAAAATGTCTAAATGTTGTGGCACATGCTTTTACAGCAGCCAAAAATCATACGACACATATACTCATGGCTCCGAGTTTTATCAAAGTGCTGTTGAGTATTACGAGTGTGATCAG